AACCAATATGCTTAAAGTTTACAGTTCCATTTGCTTCAATGCCATCTTTATGTTCTGGAGATAATGATCCAGTCGTTCCTGTATTTGTTGCCTGATAAACATTGGAAACAGAATATCTATATTGATCTTTCTGTACAATAACATTGGCAGCCCATGGCGTGCCAGTACCATTCATAAATGTTTTGAGGTTTGGTGCCCTCATATCCAAATCTGGAGTAACAAAGTTCTCAATATCCAGGTTTAAAATTCTTGCAGTATCAGAAATGATAGATGTTGATGTTCTGATAGCACCATTAATGTCAAGTTCAAACTCAACAGTATCAAGAAAAGCAGTTGCTGCAGCACCAGAACCGTTTCCTCCTGTAAAAATTACGTTTGGTGGAGATGTGTATCCATTACCAGGTTCATTAACTGAAACAGAAACAACCCTACCATTAAAAATAGAAGCGGATGCTTGAGCTTGTGTACCGCCAGCAGGAGGAGCGTCAATTTCAACTAATGGGACTTGATTGTATCCAGTTCCTCCTTGATCAATATCAATATTATTGACCCTTTGACCTGTTCTATTGATACCTACACGGGGAAGACCACTAACAGGATCTTTCTGTAGGCGCATGATTTCCTGTTCATTTGCCCCAGTGCCTACCCTAATTGTAGCTTCATTATCACCGATGAGTTTAGGGTTTACGCCCCTAATTTTTTCTTTATCGGAATTAATATGAAAACTCATGGCGCTGTCGTATCCTTGACTTTTTTCCTATATTATATTTAGCACTAAGCCCAGGCAATACTTATAACTTCTGTGGATACCGCCCATTTAATTGTTTGCACTGTTCCTGATCTTACTGTCGAATAACTAAAACGATTGGTTGCAGTAAAAGGTTCAATAGTCCAAGATTCTGAAACAGGAACATCATGTTTAATAACTGTTTCCATACTAGAAAGGACTGTGGTAGCACCATCACCTGCAGTATAAACAGAACTTTCTAATTTTCCTGAATAAACAACCCCGGATGGATTTACAGCAATGTAATGCCCCGTAATAAAATTCATTGTATTACTTAGAAGCGTGATACTTGTTCCAACATTATCTAACTCAAGTGTAGCAGTATTAAGACCTCTTAGAATATATCTAACTACATTACTATCTGGATGAAAAGAATTTTTAATTCCTAGAGTATTAAAATCTTTTGCATTTCTATCTTTATCAACAATAGAAACATCACCAACAGAGAATCCTCCAAGAGATTCAAATTCTTTTAAATTTATTGTCATTTTACTTAATTTCCTGTACTAGTACGGTGAAGTTAACGATATCACCAGTGTCATGATCATCTGACAAAGACAAAGTTATTCTGGGTTCTGTTGAAGCAGTAAAATCAAAAGTAGATGTATATTGATCAGCAGAGGTATTCAGAGATGCATATTCATTGTGAAATATATCTGTACCATTATCTATAACCGAATATTCTGTCATAGATCTTTTACCAGATGCAGATTTAGAAACTACTGATACCTTACAACCTTTACTACTTCCACTAGGATACAGAACAACAGAAGAAGATTCCAATCCACCTTTAATCAATGCAAATGTTGATGTGCTAATTTTATAATCTGCTAACTCAAATTCTTTTAGTGCTCCATCAAGCACTTTAACACCATTAAATGATCCTGTTCCAAAAGTTGTGTTGAGGTAAACATCACCTTGATTATCTAACCTCAATACAGGATCTACATTTAAACCAGATGATAATCCAAGATCTAGATATTGTTTAGTAGTACTAACAAATGTTCTAGATGCATCACTATTATCAATAGTAGTATCATTAGAATTTAAAGTAAATATTTGAGTGTCTAATGCTAGACTATTGCCACCAGAAGTAGTAATTGCATCAATATTTGTAAAATCAAGAACAGTTTCTGTTAGTTGTAATGTATTTACATTATTGTTATAAAAATAAAGAATGTTTTCATTTGCTGCCGGAGCAGTTTCTGGAATGATATATGTATTTCCGTCAACATCTCTAACTCCACCAAGAGAAGACCAGTTAGCACCACTATATCCTTCAAATTGCAAAATTTCCGTATTGAATCTAATGGAACCAGGTCCAGCAGGAGCAATAGATTTTTGATTATTATTTCCAGCAGGAATTTTAAAATGTGTTACTGAATCTACAATTACTTGCTTTCCAGCATTTGGTTGGATAATCAGATCCTGAATTGCAGTGGAAATTGTGTTGTCATCTAATTTTAATTCTTGACCAATAATCAAAGGACAATTTTTAAATGGACCTATTTGAACTTCTTTTGCATTGTTAAATGTAATAGGAGCTACAGCAATTTGCGACCAAGTAAACTGAGCAGTTCCATTATTCTGTGCTCCAGTAGTGTGTGTTGGTTCGCTTCCTACTGTTGCCGTAGTACCATCAGAAGTTACTTCATATAAATTGTTTTTGTATTTAATATACTGACCAGTAATTACGGGAGTATTTGCCGCCCAGTTTGTATATGCTGGTATACCTAATTTTACGGAAGATAATTCTTTTACCGCATTAAATTCTAAAGATTCATTTGTAAATTTAAAAGTGTTTACAGAATCATTGTAGAACCACAAAGTATTATCATTTGCACCGGCAGTAAGTTCTGCTAGAATGTATGTATTACCATCAATATCACGAACTCCTCCTAGAGAAGACCATGAAGCAGTTGTAGAATTATAACCTTCATATTGACCTGTAGTTGTGTTAAATCTAATTGCACCATCTTCTACTGTTGCTAGTCCTGGTCTATCTAATGTAGTTCCTTTTGGAATAACTAAAGCTGACAATCCTTCAATTTTTGCAACTCTTCCAGTTGCAGGTGCAAAAACAATATCATTTGTTCCAATAGATTTTAATTTGCCGTCAGACTCAATCTTTACAACATCATTTACATTTAATGTATTTGATGTTTTAAGTACTCCGTTTGTTGTAATATTTCCACTTAGTTTAGAAATATCAATTGAACTTCCAAATGTTAAATCAGAATCAATATTAATTGATGTAGAAGAAACATCTAGATTTGTTGAATTGATTGACGTTGTCACATCTAAAATATTTGTGGATACGGTAGATGTAGCATCTACAGTGCCAGTTGTAATAGAATTTACGGTAAGAGAAGATCCTGTAAAACTAGTTGCCTCAAAGTCTCCTGTTAAAACATTCGTTTTAATGGGTTCTGTTTCCAACACTCCATCAACTTTTAATTGGAATCCAGATCCAAAAGTTTTTGGGTTATTTGAATCTACTGTAATTACAGCCTCATCACCATCTTCGCTACCCATATTTGGATGAACTTCACAATAGTAATATAAAGTGCTTGGAGTAGATGAACCTACAGTTACAATTATATTTGTAGAAGAAATTACAATACCATCAGTATAAGGGACTCCAGTAAAACTAACATCTGCTGTTCCAGAAACTTCAATATTTTCTGATAGTGTAATTGTAGTGCCATTGATAGATTCAACTAATGTTCCAAATGGAAATTGTCCGGTTCCAGATTCTAATCCAACTTCCATTCCCACTAGAATGCCAGAATTTGAACCAACTACAATTTGATTCGTATTTTCTGTTAAAGTAATACTAGTTTTGGTTGTAGTATTATGAATTCCATTGGGATGAATAGAAAATTTAAACGGATGACCGCTATTTGAAGAATCTGATATATTAAAATTATACTTATTTCCAACATATAATGTAAGATCCGGAGTTATTTGTTGACCGCTTCCAATATCAAGGAAATATTTATTTTTATTGCCAACAGTATTTGTAGTATACGCTGTATTTGGTGCAGCACTTCTTACTAAGGAATCTCCATTTGAAATACCTGCTGGTTCTGTAATTAAATAAGAAAGATTACCACCAGATTCAACAACTTTATAAATGCCAACTGCTAAACCGCCAGTAGCTACTGTATCTAAAGTTAATGTGATATCATCAGCAGGAGAAGATCCACCAACTAAAGTACCTGCAATTGTAATTGGATCAGTTGCTGTATAGAAAGAACCTCCGGAATTAATAGTGACATTAGCGACTGCTCCATCAAAACCTCGTTCTACATTAAATGTAGCACCGGATCCAGTTCCACCGGTTCCAGATACAGCACTGTATGTAATGTCTGCTTCGCTAGCAACAATTGTGCTGCCAGTAATTGATAATGTTTCTCCCGCTCCTCCTGGAGTTTCTATTGTATCTGATGTGGAAAATGTTCCAGCAGGAATAGTGCCAGTAAATGTAATTACCGAAACTTGATTTACATAATTTATAATACTTATTGGTTGAGTTAAATCTGATGGATTTACACTTAAAATATCTTCTGGGTTATATCCAATTCCAGAATTATTAATAACAACTGATGCGACAAATCCAATTTCTCCTAATGTAAATATAAATCCAGTACCAGAACCTACGCTATCAAAAGATGCTGCAACTCCTAATT